CGCGAACTGAAATCGTGGATGGAAAAAGCCAATGGCGAAATCGCTGCTGTGAAAAGCGTCGAAAACGAAACCAAATCCGCAATGGAAAAACTCGCAGCCAAGGCTGGTGAGTTGACCGACAAGTGCTTGGAACTTGAGCGCAAGATGACTGCTGGCAAAGAAGACGGCCAGCAAGCCCAACAATCGTTTGGTGAGCAGTTCGTCAAGAGCGAAGCATTCCAAGCTATGGCCCAAGGTCGCAGCAAGTTTGCCCGTATTGAGTTCAAGACTGCCATCATCAACGCCACAGGCCAAAACCAGCCTTTGGTCGCTGCTGATCGCATCCCCGGCATCGTCGCCAACCCTGACCGTGTTCTGACCATTCGTGATGTTCTGCCAACTGGCCGCACATCCAGCAACTTGGTGGAATTCACACGCGAAAACGTGTTCACCAACAGCGCGGCTGCTCAGTACGCTTCCCCAGCACGCGAAAACGTGACCAAGCCTGAGTCCGGCATCACCTTCACATTGGCATCTGCCCCTGTGGTGACCCTGGCCCACTTCATCCCCGTTTCGCGCCAAGTGCTTGACGATGCTCCACAGTTGCAAAGCTATGTGAACAGCCGCCTGACATTCGGTCTGAAGCTGGAAGAAGAAGATCAGTTGCTTAACGGTTCCGGCACAAGCGGCAACCTGTCGGGCATCTTGACCTCTGGCAACTTCACTGCTTACAACCGCGCTGCAACAGGCGACACCCGTCTGGATACCATCCGCAAGGCGATCACACAGGCTGCATTATCTGAGTACACCGCCGACACAGTGGTTATTAACCCAGCCGATTGGGAGCGCATGGAGTTGACCAAGGCCAGCGATGGTCAATACATCATGGCTAACCCAATGGACATGGCTGGCCCCCGTATCTGGGGCAAGCGCGTGGTGGCTACCAACTCCATCGCTGCTGGCACATTCCTGGTCGGTGCAATGACTATGGGCGCTCAAATCTGGGATCGCATGGACGCTGCTGTGCAAATTTCTTACGAAGATGGCGACAACTTCAAGAAAAACATGGCGACTTTGTTGGCCGAAGAGCGTTTGGCTCTGACGGTTTACCGTCCAAGCGCCTTCATTAAAGGCACATTCGCTTAATTGACAAAAGAGACACCCATGCCCTATCCGCGACAAAACGAGCCTGAAAACGAGTTTGTAGCGAGGTGCATGGATGACTCTGAGTCAGTCCGAGATTTCCCAAACGCCCAGCAAAGGATCGCCTTTTGTTACAGCGTTTGGGAATCTGAAAACGAACAACCATCCCGCGAAGAAGGTGAAAATGGAAAAAGTTGAAGTCGTGGCGACAAGCCATTTCACCGACACCCGCATTGGCGGCGTGTCGCGCAAGCAGCGTTTGTTTATCCCGGCGCACATCGCTGAAGAGTTGCACAGCATTGGCCTGGTTGAATACCCAAACGGCCAAGCAACAGCCACAAAAAACCCACTGATCGCAGCACTGGCCGATGGTGGGGGCGTGTTGCCTGTATTGTTGCCAGTGGCCCAAGCCTTACCGCCGAAGACTGTGATTCAGTATCCCAGACAGGGTGGGCAACCATCGCCATCAATGACAGCTACCGAAGAGCCATGTTTGCCGATGTCCTCTATGCCTGCGACGAACAGTGGTGGCGAGTCCATGAAGAAAAAACGAGGGAGACCTTCAAAGGCGAACGCTGGACACAAGATTACAGCGCATCCAAAAATTATGGAATCCACCGAATAGGATCTGAAAATCTGCCAGGGCTTGGCCGATATGATGTCATCCATCAAGGCGGCAATTCAGGTTATCAGGCCATCAATTTGGCTTATCTTTGGGGCGCACAAACAATTATCTTGCTGGGGCTTGATTGCAGCAAATCACCTGATGGACAGGCGCATTGGTTCGGACAACATGGTCCAGGACTCACACAGCAACAGCCCTATGACATTTGGCAGGCGAGTTTTCCAGCACTTGCGCAAGACCTGAAAGACGAGGGCGTGCGTGTGATAAATTGCAGCAGACAAACAGCACTCACATGTTTTGAGCGCATGACACTAAAAGACGCGATAAATGAATATGCCACCAAATAGTGTGCGAGGCCGGATCAGGCACTATATCGAGCGCCATGCCGACAAGTTGGGCGACGATGTGCTGGAGGTGGGTTCGAGAATGACAATTCCCAATGCTTGGTGGATCATCAACCGCGATCTGGCAAAAAACAAGTGGCTTGGCATTGATATGCAAGAGGGGCCAGGGGTCGATCAGGTGGTGGACATTCACAGCCCACCAGCAGAATGGACAGGGCGATTCTCTGGCGTGCTTTGCTCTGAGGTGCTGGAGCATGTGGCACGGCCATGGCTTGCACTGCCAAAACTGCGCGAGATCATGCAGCCCGGTGGCTGGATTGTGGTCACCACCTTGACCAGTTTTCCGATTCATGGGTTCCCTGATGATTACTATCGCTACACACCCAGCGGTCTAAAACTGCTGCTGGAGGATGCGGGTTTCAAGAATGTGGTCACCGAAAATGCTGGTCACATTCAAATCCAACTGAACGATCACGGGGAGCCAGGTTTCTGCACTCGCCAATTGCCGATGCACGTTTTTGGAGTTGCACAATGCTGACACTTTTAACCGCGACAGGTGGAAGACCAAAAGCATGGGCCATTTGTGAAAAACTGATGGGCGCACAGACCTACACAGGACAGGTGCGCTGGGTCATTGTGGATGATGGTCAAGATGAGCAGCCGATCAACTTTCATCCCATCAATGGAATTTGGCATTTGGAGATTTACAGGCCAGAGCCATTTTGGACACCCGGCCAAAACACTCAAGCCCGAAACTTGCTGACAGGTTTGGCAGTTATCAACAGCGACGAGAATCTGGTCATCATCGAAGATGACGATTTTTATGCCCCTGATTGGCTTGAAACTGTCGAGGAAAAGCTGAAAAAGGCCGAACTGGTAGGCGAAACACGCGCAAGATACTACAATGTGCAAACGAAAACAGGGCGCGAGATGCTGAACGAGTCGCACGCCAGCTTATGCGCTACGGCCATGAGGGGGCAGGCCATCGACACATTGCGCAGCGTTTGCCGACCAGGAATTCAGTTTATCGACCACATATTGTGGCAAGCCCATTCAAATCGTCACCTTTTTGAAGGCCACCGAGTGGTCGGCATTAAGGGATTGCCGGGGAGACAGGGCATTGGCATGGGCCATGATAAAAAATTCAGCGGCACACGCGATAATGGTGGAAAATTGCTAGTTGAGTGGGTCGGCCAAGAAGCGGCCAGCTTATATCTTGGGGATCAAGTCAAATGGCAAAAACAGTCAGAAAATTGAAGGCGATTGGCTCTGTTGCTACAGAGCCTGTCAGCCTTGCAACGGCACGGCTGCATTTACGGCTGGACACGCTTGGATCACCACCAACGCACCCAGACGATGCACTGGTTACTGCCTTGATTACAGTCGCACGCGAGGCTGTAGAAAACTTCACTGAATTGACCGTGGCAGTCAATACATTTCAAGTCAAGCTGGACTATTTTGAGAATCTGGCGATTGACCTTGGCACATACCCGGTGAACAGCATAACCAGCATCACTTATGTGGACACCAACGGTGCGACACAGACCATCCCCTCTGGCGATTATGTGCTGGACACCTTCAGCAAGCCTGCCCAGATCGTGCTGGCCTATGACAAGCAATGGCCCCCGGTCAGGAATCAGCCCAATGCGGTCACAGTGACATTCCAAGCAGGGTTCACGGGCAACACCAGCCCAGTCACGAATGTGATGCCAAAGGCGCTGATTCAGGCCATGCTGCTGACGATCACCGACCTGTACGAAAACAGGGGCGCGATTGGCAGCAAGCAGAATTACGAAATCCCAGTGATGGCGCAATACTTGATGGCCCCTTATCGCATCAACATGGGGCCATGACATGGACAAGATCGGGCGACTTGACAAGCGGGTAAGCATCCAGCGTCGATCATCGACAAAGGACAGCTACGGCCAAGAGATTGATTCTTGGACAACCATCGCGCAGGTCTGGGCGCAGGTCAAGCCATTGGGCGGCAAAGAGCGTATGCGCAACACGGCCATGGTGGTTGAGTCGGTTTTGACTCACACAGTCACAGTCCGATACAGCGCGACCCTGATGCCACCACTTGAGGCCGATGCGTGGCGCATTGTCTATGGCAGCAGGTTTTTTAACATCAGCGCCAGCCGCGATGTTGACGAAGATCGCAGGTTCATCGAGTTTGACTGCACCGAGGGCAGCATCAATGGCCAATGAATTTCAGGTTCAAGGTTTGAAAGAGTTGCACACCATGTTGCAACAATTGCCCGTGCGCATTGAGAAAAACATCATGCGCGGTGCGATTCGTGCTGGCGCCAATGTTTACCGAGATGCCGCAAGACAGGCCGCGCCAGTGGACGATGGGACTTTGAAACGCAGCATCAAGACAGGATCAACCAACGTCAAAAAAGGCAAAGTGGTGGTGAATGTCGGCACTGATCTTTACTATGCCAGGATGGTTGAATTCGGCACGGCCAGCTACTACACAGGCACGGGCAGATCTGTTGGCAAGCCTTACAAGATCCCCAAAACATCGAAAACAGGCAAGATCAGCAAGCGCACAAAAAAGGCCATCAAGTTTGGAAACGTGATCGTCAATAACGTGACGCACCCAGGCATCAAGCCACAGCCATTTATGCGCAGGGCTTTTGATGGCGCAAGCGATCAGGCCGTGGCGACTTTCGCACAGTATGTGTCAACCAGACTTGCTGCGGAGATCAGAAAAATATGAATCCAGAACTGATCGTGGCCTCAATGCTCAACAATGCTGGCGTGATTGCCTTGGTTGGTGATCGCCGAGCAATGGGCCAACTGCCACAAAACAGCGCATTTCCGGCCATCGTTTTCACGATTATTGATGCCACCCCAATGCCGCATTTGAACTTTTCTACGGAAAGACAGATGGCTCGGGCTAGAATCCAGATCAATCCAATTGCAAAATCTATTGGTGATGTGAAAAGCATCTTGGCTGCTGTAAGGTCTGCGATGGACTTCAAAATTCAGCAGGTTTTTGCGGGAAAAACAGTTATCAGCAGCCGAGTCGAATTGCTTGGCCCGATTGAAAAAGATGATGAGATTGGTGTTTTTACCCAGTCTGTTGATTACATGTTGATGTACTACGAATGACATCAATAAACGGTTTCATGCGAAAGCATGGAAAAAATGCCAGCATCCCTGTTGGCCCTCTCTTTGACCTTGAAAGGAAACTGAAATGACAGTCCGCACCTCAGCAGGGACGACACTTAAAGTCACTGCATCCGCACCCGCAACATTTAACAGTAGCGGTTACAACACACTTTTTACAGCATCTCCAGTGCCTGCCACAGTTGGTGAAATCACCGACCTCGGCGAATTCGGTCGTGAGTTTGCTCTGGTGACCCACAACCCTGTTGGCACTCGCGGCACACAGAAATTCAAGGGTTCTTTCAACGAAGGAACGATGTCCTTGTCTTTGGGTTTGGACACCGATGATGCTGGTCAGATTATTATGAAGGCCGCAAGCCTGAGTGACAACGATTACAGCTTCATGGTGACCACTCAAAATGGCGACCGTTACTTTTTCCAAGCCAAAGTGATGTCTTTCAAAGTTGGTGTTGGCTCTGTTGACTCGATCACCACAGCCACTGCTACTTTGGAAATCAGCACCAACTCTGCTGGTGTTGGCATCGTTGAATCGATGGCTGCTTAAATCTGCCAGCAATGGCAAAACGCGCACCGACTGGGGACAGTTCTCGCCTTTCGCGGGGTGAGGCTGTCTCCAGCACGGGCAATATTTCAACCCGCGAAAGGTTACCCATGTTTGATATTTCAGCCTTGGCAGTGAAAGAAACTGCCCTTGTAAATTTGGAAGCTGTCGATGGCGAGGCTTTGCTGGATGCCGATGGCAAGCAGTTGAGCATCACTGTTTATGGTCCAGGATCCAAGGCATTCCAAAAAGCCACAGCCGTGCGAAATCGTGCCATTCTTGAGTACGTCAAAAAGGGCGGCAAGAAAATGAAGGACAACGAACAGCGCGAATTGGATTCAGATTTTCTGGCCTCTTGCACTGTGTCGTTCAATGGCTTCACTTACAAAGACTTCACGGGCGTGGAAATGTTCCGCGAGGCATACAGTGACCCGTCGATTGGCTTTATCACCGAACAAGTGAACAAGGCGATCAGTGACTGGGCAAATTTTACGCCTCAGTCTGCGAAGACCTGATTCTTTATGCAAGGCAGTTGGCATGGTTTAACGCTGTGCCGACTGTCCCTGACAAAAGTAAATCTGTTGCTTCAGCAGACGCAAAGCCTGAACAGTTGACCAGAGCGCAGAAAATCGAGCGCAACGGTGGATTCCCGCGATTTCCAAATGTCGGTGACGCTGAGTATGTGATAACCTATTGGCACGATCTAGGCGTGATTGAAGCAGGGGCAATGGGTCCAGTCCCATTGTCATCAAAGGAAATTTTGAGTTGGCAAGAATGCACTGGAATTGATCTTCAGACTTGGGAATTTAGGGTGCTGCGCGAGATGTCACGCAAATACCTGATCCAATCCGAAGAAAGCAAAAAACCAGAATGTCCACCACCTTATGGTGACCCGGTGAACGAGTTTGACCGAGGTATTGTGAGCAAAAAGGTAACCAATGCGTTTAAGTCATTCATACAGGCTAAAAGGTAGACCATGGCAACACCAGTTGGACAACTAACCATCGAGATGGCGGCAAACATTGTCCGACTGCAAAAGGACATGGATGCAGCACGAAAGACTGTCGATGGCGCGATGGCAAGCATCGAGAAGTCAGTGCAGACAGCCATGCGCACGGTCAGTGGGTTGTTCGCTGGTGTCTCCATTGGGGCTTTCGCTGGCAAATTGGTATCTGTCGAGCGCGAGTTCGGCACGCTAAACGCCAGCTTGGTTACGGTCACAGGATCAGCGCGAGAAGCCGATAAAGCCTTTGCGCTGCTGACCAACTTTGCGGCCACCACTCCATTTTCATTGCAAGAGGTCACAGCGGCATTCATTAAGATGAAGGCGATGGGCCTGGATGCCTCTGAAGCTGCTTTGCGCAGCTACGGCAACACTGCCAGCGCGATGGGCAAGTCGCTCAACCAAATGATCGAGGCCGTGGCCGATGCAGCGACAGGCGAGTTTGAGCGCCTGAAAGAGTTTGGCATTCGCGCAAAATCTGAGGGTGATCGTGTCACACTGACATTCCGAGGTGTCAGCACGAACATTGGAAAGAATGCAGCCGAGATTGAAGGTTATTTGCGCAGCATTGGTGATGTGGATTTCGCTGGGGCAATGGATGCCCGAGCAAAAACCCTTGATGGAGCGATTAGCAACCTGGGCGATTCTTGGGATTCGTTGTTTCGAGCCATCAATGACGAGATGACCGGGCCGCTGTTGATGGCTGCGGTGCAAGGCGCACAGACAGCCATTGTCGGCTTGTCTGCTGTTGTCAAGAACTTCACCGAGTTCATGGATCAAAACAAGGTCGCGCTGATGGCATTTGCCGCGATCTTGGCTGGACCTGCGATTGTCTCGGGTATCGGTGCAGCGGCAACAGCGTTCATTGCCCTCAGAACAGCCGTGGTCGGCCTGACGTTGGCCTTTGCATCCAACCCCATTGCCTTGGCAATTCTGGCGATCACAGCGGCTGCTGTGCCAGCCATCACTGGCATTCAGAATTACATGAATGCCAACAAGGAACTGGAAAAAGAGCAAGCCGGGTTGAATCAGACACAGGCCGAGACTGAGCGCCTCTTGCGTCAAGCCGAGCCAGTCAAAGCCAAGGCTGTGGTCAGCACCAGAGAAATCACCGATGCTGAAAAAGAACGTGCAAAGGAACTCAAAAAACAAGAGGATTCTTACACCAAACTGCTGAACGACATCAATGGCAAGACTGGTGCAATGATGCTTGAGCAGCAGCAGACAGAAAAACTGTCTGACAGTCAGAAACTTGCATTGAAGATCATGCAAGACATCCAGACAGGCACGCTGAAGCTCAACGATGCCCAAAAGATCAAGATCACGCAGAGCCTGGAAGAGTTGCTGACCACCGAGCGACTGAACGCCGAGATGAAAGACTTGGCAAAGACCCAACAGGCGGCCATCGCTTTGTCGGATAAGTTAAACGAAGAGCAATACAAAACCACAGAATCCATGCGATCTACTGTGGTGTCTTTGATAGAGCAAAACGACGAATTGCGTTTGGGCAAAGAGGCGGTTATTGCGCGGCAAGTGGCCGTCATGCGCTCGACTGCGACAGATCTCGAATTTGCAGCCGCAACATTCGAAGGAAACGAGCATTTGGCAGAGCAAGCGCGGTTGTTGCGCCAGCAAGCCGACCTGACTGAAGACAATGCAATGCTGGCAGCGGCCAAGGAAACAAACAAAGAACTGGACAAGACAACCAAGTCAGTTGAATCAATCGAAACGAGCCTGACCGATGCGCTCATGCGCGGGTTTGAGTCCGGCAAAGGCTTTGGGCAAAACCTTGCGGACACGCTGGAGAACATGTTCAAAAC